CAGAAAGCGGCAGGAATCTAGATCCAAACGCATTTAATCCAGCGGGTGGTAATTTAGGAGCCTGGGGTATTGCACAGTGGCGTGCAGATCGCCAAACAAACATGTTAAACTGGGATAATGGTGAAAATGAAGTTATACCTAGTGAAGATTTTACACCAGAGCCAGAAACTCCGTCTGTTGAAACACCAGAAGAAGCACGTGAGCTAACAGATGTAGAAGAAAGATTTAACAGGGGCGGCGGCCAAAGTTTTTATGAAGATAATGTTTTAAATCAATTTGACTCTTATACCTACAGTTGGGCCATACACATGGTGCATCCGCAAACAGCACAAGACTTTGAAGAAAACTTAGCTAGAAACACATATGTAACAATTGCCGAAAGCGGTGTTGAAAATGAAATTAGTATTGAAACTGTAATACAGTCCAATACACTTACATTTGTACGTGATAATAGAAACAGTGTAGCTAATACTTTTGACATTTCATTACTAGAAGCAAAAGGATTTACATTGTTTAATCGAATTGTTTTAGCTGCACAAGATTTAGACATAAAAAATCATCTTGAAGCCTGTTATTTGCTGGAGTTAAATTTCCGTGGATGGCACCAAGATGGCACACCAGTAGATGAGATTGTTGGTCCTTATTATTATATGACAACAATTACTAATTTTCAAACCAAACACATGGATAGTGCTACCTCCTATCAAGTTGCATTTGTAGAAACACATCAAGAAGCATACAACAGATTGGAATACCATTTACGATCAGACATAACTGTTACTGCTTCTAACTTTGGAGATTTTTTAACAGACTTTGAACAAAAAGTAAATGATGAAACCGTAAAACAAACCTCACTAACACTTAGCAAACTTTATCCAACTTTATATACTTTTGGCGCACAAGGTGATGCAGAAGAATGGCTAAGTTGGGAGTTTGATGGTGTTGTTGGGGAACAACTAAATGAATCTAGAAACATAAGTGTGACAGCATCAGGCGGCACAGTGACGTTTAACTTAAAAGCAGGTACAGGTATGACTGCAGCAATTGCTGCAGCAATATTACAAACTCGAAATTTCAAAAGAGTACCTTTACACAATGGCCAGTTTGCAAAAGAAAATCCTGACACAGGAACTGCAGAAGCACCAAAACTAGCCGAGATGATGAGATGGTTTAGTTTTAGTACAGAAGTACTGTATAGAAAATTTGATGCACTGTCAAGGCAATATCAAAAAGAAATCGTGTATAATATAACTCCTTTTATTACAATAGAAGGCATCCATGACCCAGTTAGTTTCAGTGAACTAAACACAGACACTAGATTACAAACATTGCGAATGGATAATATATTACGTAACGGTCTTTTAAAGAAACGTTTTGATTATACATACACTGGGTTAAACACCGAGGTTTTAAATCTTGACTTAACATTCAATAATACATTTTATTCATTACAGCCAATTAACGGTGGTGCAGTTCAAGGACAAGGAAGTTATTTTGATGGTTTGACTACTGCAGAGCAAAATGCTGTTAGAGCTAAAAATTCATTCCAATCTGTACGTGAGCAAATATCTAGTCTTAACAGACGTTTGGAAGAAATTGATAGAGAACGCCAAGCACTGTTTAGGAACCGTGGAGTTACCCCTGATGCCCTAAATGCTTTAGAACAAGAAAGACAAGCCACAGAATTTACAATTGCACAATTAAGAAGGCAGCAATTTGATACAACAACCTCTGCTGAAGATGCAACAAGAGAATTAGCAGAGTTGTCACGTAATACACAAAATTCACTAAGTCCAAGTGCAAAACAATATATTACTCAGTCTGATGTTTTTGCAGGATCATCGTATATAGATAGCATTGCAAAGTCAATGAATTTTGATTACAGAAGTGTAAGTGATAGTTTAGCAGCATCTGGTGCAGATTTAACTGACAATGTCGGAACTGCAATGTTAGGTGCATTAGAGCTTAATTTAAACGCTGTTGAAAGTATGGTAGAACAGCGTATTGATATACGTGGAGATCCTTATTGGTTAGGAAAGCCTAGAGGTGCTAGTGTAACTAACTCAAATCAAGCAAACTACAGTGAAGGTGGTATTGGTTATTTCTTACATGTACGTTTCCCAACTTACGAAGGCGAAGATGGGTTTATGAACCAGAACTTTGAAAACTTTACTATTACTGCATTGTTCCGTGTTTTAACAGTTCAATCAATGTATACAAATGGTGAATTTAAGCAATCATTAACAAGTTTTAGAGACGTAAACACTAATGTTCCTATGTTGATAGAACAATTGTTGTCTGGTAGGGTGCAAAACCAAGGGGCAAGAAACTTACAACAAAATTATATAGACAGTGATGGTGACGGAATAGACGATGTGAATGGTGATCCAATACCAACTGATAACTCAGAAGTTTTACCAGGAAGCTCAACTGGTGGCGACAATGGTAGTGTAGGTGGTGATACTGCTGGTCTCAATTCGCAACTCACTTCAGCACTTCAATCTGCTGCAGCAGAAGCAGGAGTAACTGCAGTTGTGACCAGTGGGGTTAGAAGTGGCGGTAGCAACCCAAGTGGTAGACACAATGGCAGTGCTGCAGATGTTCAATTGTTTAGCAACGGTAGATTGCTAAGTGTTGAAAACCCAGCTGATCTTGCAATAATTCAAACTTACACAAATGCATATCTTGTAGCTACACGTGCAGCAGGACTTGTTCCAAGTGTTGGTATTGGTAACCCAGCGTATGGATCAGGAAGTGAACTTTATATGAGCGGAACTGCATTCCATTATGATATTGCAAGAACGCCAGGATTTTCAAGTGCAGCATCTGATCCAAATGCCGGTCCATATTGGGGAGGCAGTGGTAAAACTTCTGGCCATGCACCGCCTGCTTGGTTAGTTAATATGTATAATAGTTAATAGTTTAAGGAATCATAATGTCAAAAGAGGCAAATAAATTTACAGGTAGTAACAGAGACTCATTGGGTGTACCAGCAGTTTATCACAGTGGTGATCGCTCTGGGTTTATGATGGCCAATGGCATATTTTTAGCAAAAGTAGTTGATGTTGCGTCTGGTGATTACGACCAAGCCATATATGTAGAACTTGTAGGACAACAAACATTTGGGGAGCGTGATACTAGAGAGCAAAGGCATCAGTTTCAAAAAGTAAGAACAGTGTCTCCTTTTGGTGGTACTGTTACAGGAAGGGACACAACTGTTTCATATGGTTCATGTTTCCCTCCACCAGGACCGGGTACTGAAGTACTAGTTGGGTTTACTGGTAACGACTCTGTTGGGTTTTTATTAGGAGTACTACCACAAACTGGAAGAAATAGTAGTGTACCAGGATTACCTGCAAGCCAAATTGAAGGCGAACAAGGTATTGGGGCTAGTATAGATCCAGGTGCTGATCAAGATCAAAATATTCGACCAAGACATCCGGTTGCAAATGCAGTTGCAGCACAGGGTCTTGGTTTAGATCCTGCACGTGGTATTGGCAGTAGTGGATCACGTCGTGAATCACCAACTAATGTAGCAGGGTTTTTAACGCCAGGCGGTCATAGTTTTGTTATGGATGACGGCACAGTTGCATATAAAGAAGGCGAAAACTACGTTCCTGACCAGTCACGAAAAGAAGGTCAAAGCAACTTAATGAGATTACGCAGTGCTGGTGGAGCACAAATGTTATTCAATGATACTGAAGGCATTGTTTATATTAACAATCAAAATGGTAGTAGTTGGATACAAATGGACTCTAATGGCAATGTTGACATTTATGCACAAGGAAGTATCAGCTACCACACAGAACAAGATTTTAATTTATATGCCGGAGGCGATATTAACTTAGATGCTGATACATTTAATATTAAAGCACGTGGTGCAGCAGGTATACAAGCTGAGACAGCAACTGGCCCAATGCAATTTAAGTCAAACAAAGACATACGCTTTACAACTGATTTAAACTTACAGTTAAAAGCAACTGGTTATGGACGCATTAGTACAGATGGTATATTAGACTTGAACGGTCCAACGGCACTTGGCGCAGTTGGCCCAACAAGTGGAAGTTTAGCAGCAAACAGAACAGTTAAAGAAAGTATTAACCCACGTGTTCCAGAACATGAGCCCTGGGGTGGGCATACTGTACAAGCAGATACACAGGTCGCAGCACAAGCACCAGCTAGTGCACAAACTACAGCTAAAGATTACGATGTTTCTAATGTGGGATCAACACTTAGTGTGCCAGAAGAAGATACTGAAGCATTAACATTTGGTCCGCAAAATGGACGTGGGGGCAGACGCCGAAAAACAGGCCAAGCTGTTTCGGGTTCTGGTGTAGCTGTTTCGGGTTCTGGTGTGGCTGTTTCTGGTTCTGGTGTAGCCGCTTCTGGTTCTGGTGTAGCCGCTTCTGGGGCTGGCCCTGAACAAAATGATAAATTTAACCAACGCTGGAGTAGAGACGTATGATAGAAAATAAGTATCTTACTGATTGGACAGATTTTGTTGTTAAAGACCAAAACTCTGTTGATACCTTAATAGGTATTGACAATATTAGTGCTAGTGAAACATTAGAACTAGTAACACTTAACATGTCACGCTACAGTGGATATAATACATACGCTTACGATGTTAGTGAAGTTAGTCGTGGTATTACTGAACAAGAAGCATATGATATTTGGATTTCTGATTTTCAAAGAAATCAGCGAATTTTTATCAAGCAGTTAAAAGCAATTGGTATATTAGAAATATCACAATGTACGTTTGATGGGCTGTTACTATATTTTATTATTAACGGTGATATTTTAACTGTTACTGCACCAGAGAAAAATTACGAAATCAGAGAATATATTGCCAACAAAGACTGGGATATAGTAGCAAGTATTATTAAAAGAAGTAACTTCAATTCACCATTTTGTATTCGTGCTGCTAGTATTATTAAACTTGCTGACTATGGAAAATATAAAACAAGAAGTTGGATGAGACAGACTGGCATTTTTGAAATGCGTGATAAAAATGAACTAGGAACCTTGTCAGTAGAACAACTTGCACGTGCAAGATTTGCATATTATGCTGAAACATTAAAGTTTTTGCCTAAAACTCCGGAAGGTATCAAGCGTGGTATTGCTAAAGAATATGAAAAAACTATAACTGTAGAAAACTTCACATTTTCTGATTCAAAAGTCTTTACACTTTCACAAACTCCTAGCATGGAACCAGTTGAAAAACTTAAAGTAGAATTAAATGGAGTACAAATTCAACACTACTTTGACTTTACAATTGTTAATAATGTAGTTACTATAGTAAAAGAGTTAAAAGAAGGCGATATTATACGTTTTACCTTTAAAATTTAAAAAGTAGTAGTTAATTTTGCGATAAATATTATTATGGTAACATATGTTGGATATAGCACAATTAACAGAAATACAATAAATGCAGTACTCACTGACAAAGATTTAGCTTTGCGTGACCTGCTAAATCATTTCTATACTCGACAAGGCGAAAGAGTAATGAACCCAACGTTTGGGTCTATTTTGCATGATTTAGTTTTTGATCCTTTAGACGTAAGAACAGAAACACTTGCACAAGAAGATGTTGAACGTATTATTAATAGTGATCCAAGATGGAACTTTGTAAGTCTGCAATTATCTAAACCAGTAGATCATCAGCTTGATATACGAGTACGTGTAATTTATAATGATACTGGCACAGCAGAAGAACTATATCTAACTTATACAAGTGAGGCGGAATAATGGCACAGGGCGCAAGACAGAGCAGTTTATTTGCGGCAGAAGATTTTAGTGTAGTATATGAAAGTTTTGCACAAGCAGACTTTCAAGCATATGATTTTGACACTATTAAAAATGCAATGGTAGAATACATTGACACCAACTATCCAGAAAACTTTAATGACTGGATTAGCTCAAGCGAATTTACAAGTTTACTAGAACTGATGGCATTTTTAGGTCATAACTTGGCGTTCCGTAATGATCTAAACTCACGTGAGAATTATTTAAGTACTGCAGAGCGTAGAGACAGTGCACTCCGCATTGCAGAATTTTTAGGATACACACCAACCCGTAATGTTGTATCACGTGGTTATTTAAAAATTGACAGCATTAAAACAACAGAAATAATTTATGATGTAGACGGCAACAGTTTAGCTAATGTTGATTTGCAATTTGAAGACGTTACAGATCCAGCTGCGTATCAGAACTTTTTAACAGTTATGAATTCAATTTTTCAAAATAGTAATCAATTTGGTGCGCCACATTCAAAGTTTACACGCAACGGTACTACTAATGAAGTATACAGAACCAAAAGCGTTAATACACCAGTAAATTATGCATTTAACGGAAATATTGCAGGTGCAAGATCAACATTTGGTATACACAGTGTGTATTATAATGAAACATTAAATCGTTTACAAGAAAAAACACCTGATCCATATGGTGCATTGGATATTTTATATCGTAATGATAACGGTGGATTTAGTAGTCCAAACACTGGATTCTTTTTTGGATTCAAGCAAGGAACATTAACATTTAAAGATTATGATATTACTGAAGGATTGCCAAATTTGGTTCTAGATGTTGATGACAATAATATTGCTAATGGAAATGTTTGGGTACAAACAATTGATGAAACTGGTCAAGTACTTAACAACTGGGCACAAGTTGATAGAATTTTTGGACTAAACTCAATATATAACAATGCAAGCAACAACTTTAGAAACATCTTTACAGTTTCAAGTAGAGAAAATGACCAAATTAGCATCGTGTTTGGTGATGGTAACTTTGGTAATATTCCACGTGGAATTATACGTGTGTGGTATCGCACAGGACTAAATTTAAGTTACGTGCTAAATCCAGAAACATTTGGAAGAGTAACATATTCTTTTAACTATATTGGTTTAGACGGAAACACATATAATGCTAGCTTTACTGCAAGTTTAAAATCTACTGTTAGTAATGCAAGTGCACGTGAAAGTTTACAGAGCATTAAAGACAATGCTGGACGTTTTTTTAGTACACAAGACCGTCTTGTAACTGCAGAAGACTACAGCATTTTCCCACTAACTGTTAGTGAAAATATTCGTAAAATTAAAAGTATTAACCGTGTACATAGCGGGCACAGCCGTTTTAGAGATTTTAATGATCCAACAGGTAGTTATAGTGATGCTATTAACTTTTTGGATGACGGTTATCTATACAGAGAAGATGTTTCAACACGCAATATTATTAGTTTGCCAACAACATTAAACAGCGAACAAACATATAGTAGATATATTAAACCATTATTAGATAATCCAGAAGTTAAAAACTTTTATTATGACAGACATCATTATGGTCCTAATTATAATTACAATCCACAACTAGAATATACAGACACTACGAGTGGTATTGTTTATTATAACTCTGATGGTACAGCACTCAATACATTCCGTTGGAATCAAATTACAAAAGGATCAAATGCAAGCTCTGGATACATTACTGATGATACTGCAGTTGTACAAAGAGTTGGTGCAAGCAGTACAAGCCCAATGGACAAAATTGGTGTAAACTCAATGATTGAGTTTATTACACCTCCATATAAAATTGGTTATGTTGAAAAAGTAACAATTTTAAATGGCGGTAGTGGATACACAACTGAACCAACAGTTACTATTACTGGATCGGGGACAAATGCAACTGGAACAGCAAATATTGACGGAAACGGCACAGTTATTAGTGTTAGCATCACTGACGGTGGTGTAAATTATGACAGTAACACGAGTATTACATTTAGTGGAGGCGGCGGCACTGGTGCTGCAGCATCTCCAGTAATTAAAAGTGCAGATACACAATGGGTTAGAGTAACAGGAATCTATAATGACGGCCTGGGCATTGATAACAGTGTTGGCACACCAACTGGTATTGACTTACTTGGCCGTGGTAGTATTGCACTTAGTGGAGTTATTCCTAGCGGTGCACGTATTAAAAGAATTATACCAAGTTGGGCAAAAGATTTAACTAGTACAGTTAAAACTAATGTGTTGGCTAAACTTGCTAATAACAATAGTTTTGGATTACGATATGATGCACTTAATCAACAATGGAAAATTGTTGATAGTAGTGATTTGGTTACTAGTTCACAAATTAATAATAATCCATCTAGTTGGAGTCGACTATATGAAGGAGACGTAACAGGTACTGGGTTAGATAATAGTTGGATTATTCGTGTAAATTACACATCAACGGCCTGGGAAATTATTACAAGAAAAACACGTTACATATTTGGTAGTGATTCTCAAGTTAAATTTAATAATTTAAATTTCCAAGAAACGTTTAGCAGTGAAACACTGAAGCCTAGCATGGACAACATTAAAATATTGAGTATGAATACTAAAACTTCAACTAACAATGTTGCACTTGGTACAGACTATACACTAAATGCATTTGGCTACTTTACGTATCCAGATGGGTATACTGATCCACACAAAATTAGATTAACACTTGCATCGCCTTCTAATGATGGTTTTCCATTAACTCCAAGTGCATTTAACGATATTGTTGATCTTGATAGTATTAAACTAGGAACAACTACTGTTGACGGATTTACTTATACTGTTAGAAGTGACTCAGGAACAACAAGTGTTCCAGGCAGATCAGGACTTAATTCAAAGTATACTAGAATTGCAGATACAAATCAAGTTATTGATCCTGCAACAACAAATATTATTGACACATATGTTCTACTAACGTCATATGAAACAGCATTTAGAAACTGGGCACAATATGATGGAAGAAGTTTTACAAAACCAGCTGCTCCAACTATTTCAGAACTAAATGACTTGTTTAGTAGCTTGGAAACTAAAAAAGCAATTAGTGACCAAGTTATATATAGACCAGTAAAATACAAATTACTATTTGGTAACATAGCAAATAGTGAACTTCAAGCACGTTTTACAGTTACTAAAACTACCAACAGTTCGTTTAGTGACACTGAAATAAAACAAGAAGTTATTAGATTAATTGAACAGTACTTTAGTATTGACAACTGGGACTTTGGTGAAACATTCTACTTTACTGAACTTGCTGCATATGTCCACAACAATATGGTTGGACAAGTTGCACAAATAAGCATATCGCCAGTAGATGATCAAGCAAGTAGTGATGCGCTATATGAAATTATTAGTGATAGTGACGAACTATTTTTACCAGTTTTAACAACAAGTGACATTACAGTTAATAGAAGCGTAGCATTTAATCCAACAAGTATTGCAGCCAACTCCGGAGTTAATATTAGATGAGCACACAATATCATGCCAATCCAGTCGTAGCAAAGAAATCAGTTAGACCAGGAGAAAGTTTAGAGTATGTAGGTACAAGAAATACTACAGAATTGCTTCCTGCGATCTTCCAAACAACAATTAATAAAAAGTTCTTGGATACAACACTAGAACAGTTAATGTCAACTGGTAGCATGGAAGCTATTAATTATTTTACTGGCACTTCAAATAATAGAAAAGTTAGTGAAAGTTATTTAAAAGACAATCGTTTAACTGACAGTTATCAATTTGTTCCAGGCAGTGTTGTACGTAATGATAGTAATGAAATTACGCAAGCAATGTCATATGATGACTTCTTAGATATTTTAAAATATAATGAAGTTGATGTAGGAAACACAAATCGTATTTTTAATGAGCCAGGATATACACTTGACTTGCCAATTAACTATGACATGTTTGTTAACTATCATCATTACTACTGGTTAGTTGACTTTTTACCAGTTTGTGATATTATTCCTACTGTTACAAACCCAATTGCTATTAGCGATATTGTGGGTTCAGTATACTATACAACACCAACTTTGTCAAATGGAAAAACACTAGAGCTACAGGATGGCATGCGTGTCAGATTTAGTGGAAGCAATGCAACAGGCACAGCAACATATCCAACTAATGACATTTATATTGTTGATGGTGTTGGCACTAGTATTTCATTTACTAAACAATTTGAATATACTGGTACTGGTTATGGAAAACGTGTGTGGTTTAATGACACTGTATATGGATCACAAGAGCCAAGCCAATGGGAGGGTTCAGAAAGTAACTTTGTATATCCAACATATGACTTAACCGAATATGAAGTATACGGACGTGAATACACAGTGGAACAACGTCATACCAGAGATCAAAGTGCTTGGTCTAGAAAGAACCTGTGGATACATGAAGAGGCAGCAATTGCAGTATGTGTTTACAATGATTTAGACCTTACTGACTTTTTACTTGATAAATTCCGTGGAATACGTCCTATTATTGAATTCCGTGCAAATATTGAAAAGTTTAATTTTGCAACACAGAGTCTGGGAAGTATAACACATGTTTATGACAATGTTGACGATCCAGCATCTAGTATTATTGGCAATAATTTTGACCTTGTAAGTTATACTGTTACTACTAACTGGTCAAATGTTGGATATGATTTTGGAGATCATGTTAAAGTTGTTTCTAATGGTGTTACGTCATTTTGGAATTGTATTAAATCTCATACACAAGCATTAAATCCAACATATTCAGAAAACCGAGAATACTGGGTAGAAATACAATCACGTGATATTGTAGACGGCGACACAATTTTGTTTTTAAACTCAACAAACCCAGTTTACAATAATAGAATTTTTACTGCAAGTGTAAGTGGTAATGGTCAAGTTACTGCACTAACAGAACTATATGGTGCAAGCTCAACTCCGTTAGTAACAGGTGACGGGATTAAAGTACGTATAGGTTACAACAATGTATTTGGAGAGAGCTATCCAAACGACATTTATAGTGGAAGTGAATGGCACTGGAATGGAACAAGCTGGGTATACAGTCAACAAAAAGATACACGCAACGACAGTATTATGTTCCAACTGTATGATATTAACAGTGTAAAGTTGGATAATGAAACTTTATATCCTAACAATAATTTCCAAGGCGATTTTATTTTTAAATATGGTACTAGTGAAACTACTAAAGTAGACAATGCACTAGGCATCCAGCCACGTTATGTTGATTACGGCAATGAGCCAGGCCTGAGTTTTGATTTGGGATTGGGAAGTGTTCGTTATGAATATAATGCAAGAAATACAACTGATGATCCTGAAAACACCAATGCTTCTATTATAAGTGAAATATTAGGATACTATTATTACAAGCGTTTAGACAACAGTCAGTATTATAATGGTTGGGTCGAAGTTAGAGAAAGTCAGCCAGTTTGGAAACACGCACAAAAAATTGTTACTGATGCAACAAAACCAGTATTGTTTAATTTAGGTACTGACAAGTTGCTATCAGATGAAACAATTAAAATAACAAAAAGAAATAATAAACTTGAATTTTATGAAGGTAGTTACAGTCATATAACACGTGTTAACGGCCTAAATCCAATCTTGTTTTTTGATAAGACAAAAGAGTATATAGTCACAACTTACTTTGATAGCACAGACATTGAATTTGTTAATGTTGATGGCAGTGCACTTAGTGGTGTTACTGTTGGAACTGCAACAAATAATGTGTTTACAATTGTTGTTGGTAATTCTTTTGTTCCTGATGTTTTTAGATATCGCTTAGTAAGTGACAACACTGTTACAGGATTAATTTATGTTAATGAAAGCCAGCCTAGTTATATTGACAATGACTATGTTGATCCTGGATTTGTACAAAACCAAAACAGTGTTAATGTTGTAGTAAAAATAAATGGAACAGAAACTACAAACTATGCACTTAGAGAAAAGCAAGTTATTATTTCTAATGGACATTCTGTTGACGATGTGATTGATGTAACCTGGTACACAGACGATAAAATTACTGACAGCGACGGTGTTGATTTGCCAGCTGACACACATATTTTAAATCCACAAAATGAACTGCTAACACAAGTAAGTTTTGGAGATATACTTTCACACATCAAAGAACAAATGACAGGATATCCTGGTCTAACTGGTAATTTCTTTGGAATTAATAACTATAGAAACTTGCCACGTGTGCATGAATTTGGTGGTACAATTAGACAACAGCCATACAGTACAGAGCTTTTAGCACAACTTGTTATGCACAATGATACTAACATTTTTAGCAGTTTGAAACATGCTGCAAATAGTTACGGAAGTTTTAAAAAGCAATTTTTACAAAAATGTATTCAACTGCATAATACAATGGACAGTTCAAAATCTGTGTATGAAGTTGTTGATGAAGCGTTGAAAAGTATTACTATTGGTAAAACAGCTAATGATGTTTTTGCTAACAGTAATATGTTAAAGTTTAGCGATTATGAAGAGTTTAATGGTTACTGGACTGCGACATTAACACCTGTATTTGATATACCACAAACCGTAAACACATATGATGATACTAAAAATCATGTAAATGTTTATGTGAGAGACGATGATGGTTCTGGAAACCTTCGTTGGAGAAATTTAATTAAAGATGTTGATTACACTATAACTGAAAATCAAGTTACAGTAACAACAAGTGTGACATATGATAGTAGTGGACAAGCTCTTATTAAAATTCGTTGGTATCCATTAACTAGCTCAAGTTTTGTTCCTCCGAGTGCAGTTAAACTTGGCTTGTTAAATGCAAGTCCCCCTGCACTAAATGCTAAACATCTTTTTGGACACGACGGTAGCATATCAATACGTAAAGGATCTGAATTATATAATCGTAATTCGGCTAATTTTAATATTGAAGATGCTGTGTTGTGGGAATTCGAAACTAGAATTTATAATAACTTGATTGCATCTCAGGTTGTTGATTACAAAAAAATTATGCCTAACGCACATCGACCAACTGTATACAATTGGGCAGACTTAACAGAAGCATTACGTACAGACTTTAATAAATGGAAACTTAGAAACAATATATCTACGTTGCATGATGCCAGCAGTTATGATGCAAGTGATGAGTTTACATATAACTACAGTGATGTTGGACCAGGTATAGGTGGCTGGAGAGGGTTGTATACTTACTACTTTAACACTGATAGACCACATTCAAACCCGTGGGAAATGTTAGGACATAACACACAGCCAAGTTGGTGGGATACTTATTATAGTTGGACAGATCCAACAAAACGTGCTGCATTTATTGCTGCACTTAAAGTTGGACATTATAATGATCCTAGCCAAGTACCAGAGTATGATTTGGCATATGCATATACTGCATACGATTGGGATAACAATAATATAGTAGACAACGCTGGTTTGCTAATTGGTCCGGTTACAGCAGGCGTAATTACAACACCAACAAACCCTGCAAAAGAATTTGTATTTGGCGATTGGGGAGATATTGAAGATGCTTGGAGACGCAGTTCTGAGTATAAAATATCGTTGTTTACTGCATTAACAAAACTAAGACCTTTACGTATAGTAAACGATTATTTTAGAAGTAATACTAGAACAGAATATAATTTTAATACTCGTCAAGTTGCATTTACTGATACACGCCAATTAGGTAACAATCGAAATCTAGTGCTAACTAATGAATCATATGAAAATAGTATTGTAGAGTCAGTTAGTGTAAAGACTGGCGGTACTGGGTATACTAGTGCACCATCACTGTCATTGTATAGCAACTTTGGAACAGGTGCAACATTATTAGCAAAAATTTCCAATGGTGTAGTTGTTGCGGCGTCTGTAACCAATCCTGGAAGTGGATATCAAACAAAACCAAGTATTGTTCCTTCAACAGGCAGTGCCACATTTGATGTTGTGTTAGCAAATGATGTTAAAAAATATGTAGACGGTTTAAGCAATGCTATAATTAATTATTCTCAACGTAACGGTACTACAGCACTTACCTTAAAGAATAGATTGGAAAATTACACCAATAATCCAATTATTAAAACTGGTGGCTTTGTAAACAGTAATCAAACTTTAATTTTAGAAAGCAGCCAAGACAAAGGCCGTGTTGTTGTTCCAGAAGAAGATATTACAACAGTATTATACACAAGTCAACCAAAAGAAGAAGTATTCTTTGGTGCAGTGAAAGTAACTAAGTTGTCAACAGGATATCGTGTTGCTGGTTATGACAATGCAAAGCAATATTTTTCATATTTTAAACCAAATCAAAGCGCCGGAAAAATAGTTGTTAACGTTGGAAACAAACAAGTTTATAGATATAAGAATTTTGAATCAACTGCAACTGTCTTAGATTATAACACTGTATTAACAGGAGATCAAGCACTTTATGAATTCTTACTTGGCTATGGTGAATATTTAAATTCACAAGGTTGGAATGCAACTTGGCGTAGCACAGCAGGCAATACAATACTGTGGACAGAAACAGCCAAAGTAGACGACATTTATTACGCAACTCCGAGTACGTCACGTATTGAAATTGATGAAACAAAAAATGGATATTTTAGTAATGTTGCAAATAAATTTGACGGTGAATATAATGTTATTAACCAAAATGGTTATCAAATTTTAAATAACCGTTTAACAATAACACGTGATGTTATTAGTAGCGAAAATGGAAAAACAATTGTTGAAGCAAGAGATGACACAGCTATCTATGGACTAAGACTTTATAGAGTAGAAGTAGAACATGCATTTGTTGTAAACAATAGTACAAATTTTGATGATATGATATATGATCCAGTACTGGGCATTAGACATAGTCGAGTAATTTGGAGAGGCAGCAGAACAAAAAATTGGAATGGTAAGTTTTACGCTCCTGGTTTCATTATTAATGGAAATGGTGTAATAGCAAACTTTGACACAGTTGCAAATGAGATCGGTAATTATTATGGTCCTGGTAATGTGTTAAGTAATCAACAGCAAGTAGATACTGCACGTTTTAACATTGGCTATAATAAGCCGCTGTGGAATGAAGTTGCAGGATTAGATGATGATACACTGTTTAAATTTATAAAAGGCACACGCAAGTACAAAGGTACTCGCCATGCGCTCAATGCATTTATGCGTAATACTTCTTTATTTGGTACTCTTGCAAGTGCTAAAGTACATGAAGAGTGGGCAATACGCACAGCAGATTATGGTGATACACGTAGCCGTGACACACTTGAATTTGAAATTAATAAAGAATTGCTAAAAACAAATCCACAACCTGTTCGTTTTAGTGCAACTGAACTTAATGACGTGCTTAGTGATATTGTTATTGATGTTGACTTTAACAGTCCATTGTTAGTTACTGGTACACCAGGAAACAATTTCCAAACACGCTGGGCAAAAACATTTAATTACACAACAATTAGTGAAGAATCAGTATATGCAAATGATCTTATTTCAGCAGGACTTCCTTTATTAACAGAAACAGACTACCGTGTTCTTAACAAGGAAGACTTTGCATATTTTCCAGAAGAAGTAAAAGACGATTACAGCTTTGAAGGAGAATGGCAAACAATTGAACACTGGGATAATAAGACAGCATACAAGTTCAAAGATAAAGTAATTTATCAGGGCAAAGTTTGGGAAATGTTAGATCCGGATGGTACAAGTGGACTAACAAGACCAAATGACATTATTACTGCAACTGGTACAGTATCGTTGCCAGTAATTCCAGCATCAGACCCTAATGAAACACTTGTTATTGACGGTAACACAATTGTAATTCAGAGATCAACAAATTCTGATACATTTAACCCAATTATAGTTGACGGTACACAAGATATTTTGTCAAATGATGTTGTTACAGATAATAGTACAATTGTATTGGGCACTACTTCTTCTACTGCAATTTCTGTAACATTTGATACAACAACATCAACTACTGTTTACAACAATGCACAAATTCAGGGCAATGTTACAAACCCTATAATTGCAGGCGGAGCCAGTAAAGAACTAATCATTGAAAGTACTAGTGTATTATTTGACGAAGTTACTAGTGGCACACAGAATATTACAATGCAAGCAGCATTTGAAAATGCATTTAGTCTTGCTAGCTATCCACAACCAACAAATCTTGCACAAGCAAGAATTGATGCACTAGAAGATTTAAGACAACAATACGGTAGTGCTAAATTCTTTACATACAAAGGTTACTTTATGAGTACCTTCCAGACAACAGGAACTGGATTTACACCAACTCAAACTGGAGCACAAACTGTAGATATTGCATGTCCAACAGACGCATTTGATTTGTATGTTGATGGAGTATATCAATCTACTCTTACTAGACCAAGCGGAGTTTACACATATACAACCAACTTTACAGCAAATGACAATGTGTCAACACAATTGCTTGAATTTGTACATCCGTCAACAGGAACAACCAGTCCAGCAACAGCGTCTATTAATATAGTATATTCGTTTAGCTTCCAAGATCCAAATTTTGCATGGCAAGGTCTACAAAACCCAGTTAGATCCTGGGACTTGTTTATGTTTGACTACTTTGGAGAAAGCCATGCGGGATTTGATTTGCCACTTTTACTTACTGAATACAATACTAGTCCTAGTTACACTACAGAACTTGAAGCACTAATTTCTAGTGATTTGGCATTAATTAATGAACAAACAAATACTGGTTATGTTTTACAAGATGTACTAGATGGTATTCAAACTGTATCAAATGCTGATATTAGTGCAACGAGATCTGCTGTAGAGGTCGGACAATATATAACTGACACTAAAACATTTATAACTATAAATCCTACTACTGCTATTACAAATACAACTATTGTAACAACGACAACTAGTTCAGGATTTAAGCAATACTCGTTGTCAGATATAGTTGATAAAATCAATCAAGCTAGCATTCCAAATATAACAGCAAGTGCTAATAACAGCCGTTTGCTGATAACAAAAACAACAAATACACCAAGTATTGAGTTTACGCTAACAATAAGTGTAGCAAGTGCAAATGCTGAAGCTGGATTTGAAACTAGCGGACCTACAATTGTAACAAGTCCTGGAAACGTAGTAACAGTAAGTCCAAATCTTACATTACAACAAGTAATTGACCAGATTAACGCTGCACAAATTTCAGGCATTTCAGCAAGTAGAGGCGGTACTAATAGTAACTTATTGAGAATTACAAGTACAAACCAAACACTTTATATTGGGGCTGGTACTGCCAACAGTGCTATTGGTTTATCAGTAGGCTCAACAACTGCACCAACTACAACCACAACAATTAAAACAAACGTTGATTTGTCAAGTATTATTGACATTATCAACGCTGCAGCACTTCCTGGTATTACAGCAAGTAATAGTAATAACCGTTTACGTTTAACAAGTACTAATAGCACACTTGTTATAGGAGCAGGAACAGCAAATACTAAAATTGGATTAACAGCACAAACTCTTAGTGCAACACAAACTGAAATTGCAAACGTGTTTAATGCATTTGTTGGTAGTGACGGTAATCAAATATTCCAAGAAATGGAAAACGATCCCAATGTGTTTAGTATTTGGGTTGCTGACAACAAAGACTCTGATGTGGGTTCAGGAAGCGGTTATAATGTGTACCAAACAATGGACTTTGGTATGTATATTACTCGTGCTTGTGCAGGTATTAACGATGCTGACGATGCACAAATTACAATTGCTCTAGCAGATAGTAATGTACAAGCGCATAACTTGTCTGAAGGAGACTATGTGTTTATTACTGGTAGTAACACTGTGCCAAGTATAGACGGTGTACATAAAGTTACTACAGTTGATGTAAACAACATAACATTCTATATTGACGAATACATTCAAGAAGAAGGTAACGTTGGTAATGTTTATCCGTTACGTAGTGTCCGCTTTGCTGATTACACAACACTTATTAATAACTATGACTCACAAACAAACGGTGTGTTTAACTATAACTTTGCAGGCCTTAGACAAAATAATCAACAAACACCTAAATTAGCATTTGTTGATGATGACGGAACTGGTGCACCAGCAGTGTATAAGTTTAATGGATCATTTACAAACAACACTGGACACACAGGTAGTGGTTGGTTTAAACTTCGTACAAGTCCACGACAAGCAAGAAATGATTTATTAGAAAGTGTTAAACTATATGACGCTACATCTAGAAGTTTAATAACACAACTAGAAGTTTATGACCCTGCTAAAGGAATTATACCAGGATTTATTGATGAAGAAATAGATTTAATCTTAACAACTGACTTGGCAAGTTATAACTATAATACACTTGATGGATTTAGCGAAAACACCAAGGCGTGGACTAGTGACAAAGTAGGTGTCCGTTGGTGGGATATTAATAATGCAATATATGTAGACTATGAACAAGGCAGTATTGATTACAAACAAGCATACTGGGGAAGATTGTTTGACGGTGCAAGTATTGATGTTTATGAATGGACACGTAGTAGTGTATTACCAGAAGAATGGACAGCACTTGTAGAACGTGGTGGTTATGTTGATGGTAAACCAGCGTCTGGTGAACCACTTAGTGTAACAATTGAAGAAGAAACTGTCTATCAATGGGTTGAAGAAAACTGGTACAATCCAAGAAACAAACGTACAGAAACAAGTTATTATTTCTGGGTTAAAAACAAACTAAACAGCTTTGGACAAAGAAATTATAACACATATCAACTTGCAAGATTGTTAGAAAATCCAACTGCATTTGATATTAGTTGGTGCGCTGCATGTAGTTCACAAGAGCTAATTGTAGCTAATATTGAGCAATATGTTACAAACAACAGTGTTGTGCAAGTAAACCAAAGATATGAAAGCAATGCATTACCAATGAGTGAATGGACACTACTAGCTGAAAACGATCCAGTAAGTATAATTCCAGAACAGCTACATATTAAAATGCGTGATAGTTTAACAGGTTATAACAGACACGCAGAAACATACCTATGGACTTATTGGAATGCTGCCACAGTATATCCAGCTAACAAGGTTGTAGAAACATCAAACGGAAATTTCTATATATCCGTGGCAGAAAATACTAACGTTGATCCAGATACAGACACATCTATGTCTTATTGGAATAGAATCTATGATTATAGTTTTATAGATGGAACACCACAGCAAGACATTTCAATATCAAGACCACATGCACTTCCTGATTTAGATTTGCATCCATATAATAGATATGGTCACTTAACTAGACCTCGACAAAGTTTAGTAAGAGAACTTCCAATTGCAAGACAAAACTTTGTTGAAACTGTAAATAAATTACTTGCTGAAATGAACTTAATAGAAGAAGTTACTGATTGGGATACAGTATTAACATCAACATATGTTGAAGGTGTTATAACTTATAACATTAACAATTATTGGAGTTATATTGATTATGTAAGAGGCTCGTATAATACTAGTATACCTACAAAATACACAGTACGTACAAAAGATGAAATTATTGGTCAACTGGGTATATTATTCCCTTATGTAAATGGCGACACTGTGCTGGTTACAGATGTTATGCACAATGACGGCATTAATAGACCTGAAATTTACAGTAGAATTAACGACGAGTGGGTACTTGAGTATAAAGAAAAGTCAACTATTAAATTGAGCGAAGAACTTTGGAATAATGAAAAGTTTGGACTTGGATATGATTTGTCAGGATTTGATACTGATGGATTTGATAATAGTGTTGACGGTGCGTTAACTAGAATATTTGACGACCTACGTAATAGAATATTTACAGGCAAGCATAAAGTTAAATATAATCAACTTTGGTTTAAGTTATTGTATCAAGCAGTTGCTGATAACACAGTAGATGATTTTGCATTTAAAACAACGTTTGTTAAATTAAACGTAGAACATGCACTGCAAACTGCAAGAGAAAAATATATGGGATACAAAATTAACATTATTGAAGATTTCTTCAATAGTATTAAACCTTTCCATACAAAACTACACAGTGTTGTAGATAGTAATACACATATAGAAAGTTTTGAAACAGAGATACAAGAGCTTGATCGTGATGCTGTCATTACACTAAGATATAACGATCATAGTAGTCGTGAATTTGATAGTTGGGCCGGAGACTTGGCTGTTGATGGTGGTACATTTACAGAAGAGCCTACACATATTGATCAAAATGGATTTACAACTGACCAAGACAATGATATTGAATACATTTATGATGGTAATGTGTTTATTCAACCAGTCGAAGAAGGTTGGGGCAGTGAAGTTTATCCGCTCGACGTAATGGAAAATTTACGTATACGTGTTCAAACTAATCCAAGTGGAAGTACTGTAGACAATACAAATACACGTACATTCCAAATGAATATATACGAACAATATAACATTGAAGAAAGTATTGCATTACCACAAACAAGTGTTGCAGTAACAGCATCAACTATAGCAGTAAATGCAACAACTATTTCGCTTGTTGATGCTAGTATGATGACAGTGCCATCTGATGGTGTGTTAGGTGTTGCTTGGATTGGAACAGAGCGTGTAACATACGGTGCAATTGACGGTAATAACTTAGTATACGTTACTAGAGGAACATATTCAACACCTCCACAAGAACATGCTGGTGGTGTAAATGTGCGTGATGCAAGTTCACCATTGCGTGTTCCGTCATTAAGCGAATTTGGTCACTATGGTGACAATTTAAGACTTGCATATAACGACAGTGGTGTAAGTTTAGCAGCCAACGGTACTACTCCTGAACATGAGTTCATAAGAAATGCCGGTTTTGGAACGTTATAAATATTATAAATGGAATAAGAAAATGAGTGTATCTAAAATTGAAAAATCATTGATAGGAGTAGAAGGTCACATTACTATATGGGATCCAGAAAGCGGTGACGTTTTAGTACGCCGTAGAAATGCTATCAATTTTGAGAATATGAGTATTGCATTAGCAAACTTACTAGCAAATGAAACTGGATCAACTGGATCATATCACATTGGTTCAATGAGATTCGGTAACGCTGGTACTACTATTGATGGTGCAGGTGTAGTTACATACAAAGCACCAAACACAACATTAGCAAGCGGGTCGTTATATAATCAAACGTTTAGTAAAGTGGTTGATGAGGCTGTAACAGGTAGTGCTGACAATAGTGTTGAGGTTGTACATACTACAACTACACTTTATAGTGATGTAGTAGTTACATGTACACTTGACTACGGCGAGCCAGCCGGGCAGGATACTTTAGATACTGCCACAAATATGGATGGGGATTATGTTTTTGATGAACTAGCTTTATATACCGCAAATGATGATTTACTAACACATGTTGTTTTCCATCCAGTACAAAAAAGTGCAAACAGAAAAATACAAGTACTATATACAATTAGATTGCGTACATCTTATAGTGACGTTTAATAGGAAAAGAGATGCCATATACAGTAGATTATTCAGAAAGCGGAAAAACGCCAATAGTTGTAAACGACGGTACAGTAAACACTAGTACTAGTTTAAAATTAATTGGCAAAAACTATAACAGGTTTGGTGAATATTTAAATGAAAATATGATGCACCTGTTAGAAAACTTTGCAGCAAATTCGGCACCAGACAATCCTACAGAGGGTCAACTTTGGTACGATACATCAGAAAGCCAACTTTATTTGTATGAAAGTGGTAATTGGTATCCAATTGGATACCCTGCTGGAAATACAAGAAATTCAGTTAGAAGAAGACTTGACACACTAGGTGTTAGCCATTATACTATTGAGACAATTGTGGATAATAATATTGTTGCTATTACAGTTGATGATACAGTAGCATGGACACCAGCAGCAACAGAGTTTTTAGAAGATGGTGTCACAGCACTAACAACTCAATTTCCAGTTATACAAGCTGGAATAAACATGAACACTACCACAAATTATAAATTTAGAGGTACAGCAACTAGTGCAGAATATGCTGACCTTGCAGAACGCTATGAAGCAGACAAAGAATATGAGCCAGGTACAGTAGTGATTTTAGGTGGTGCTAAGGAAGTAACACAAAGTTTACAAGCAAATGATGAATACGTTTTTGGTGTAGTATCAACTGCGCCAGGATTTGAAATGAATAGTGCAGCCGGCACAGATGCTACACACCCATATATAGCACTAGCTGGTCGTGTGCCTTGTAAAGTTGTTGGTAAAATTCATAAAGGACAAAGGATAGTTTCAAGTAATACCCCTGGTCATGCCATGGCAGATGGTGGAGCCGGAGTTTTAGACTACCGTTTGGTTATTGGTAGAGCTCTTGCAGATAAAACAGACGTCGGTGAAGGTATAGTCGAAATAGTTGTAGGAGCAAAGTAACATGCCAGTATCAGCAGGTACCTTAGTACTAGCCTCAGAATACAATACGGTAGCTGAACTTGTTAACAAAATTTTTGGTGACAAGTATAGTACTGTTCTGGTGACAGATGCTGATAGATCAAATCATAAATTTGGATGGGGTGCAGTAAATGTTGATGATGCCCTTGTTGAAGGAACATTAATTACTGCAGAACGTTTACAGGGTTTGGTTGACCGTACAAATATTATGGTTGACCATGTTAATCTAAGTGATACAATACTTGTATTCGATGTTCCTGCTAATAGAGTTGATGTACTTAAAAGAACCCTTATACGTGCTGAAGACTTAAATGTTGTAGAAAACAAAGTTGATACTAGTATATTAACTAACAACACACATCTAACAATTGATCCCACTAATGCAAGTTCATACTTGGTAGATACCAGTGCAGAGCCATACAGACAAACCGCTGTATGGAATGGACTATTATACGGTGAACACAGATGGACATTCAATAACTATAACCATGCACGTTACTTTTTTAACAGTGGCGGACAGCTAAGATTAAACATGGAAATGTCTGGAGGTACAACTGCTGGTTATTTAAACTGGGCAGATATTGTTAATGAAATTGGTGTACTAAGTTTAACCTGGAACAACGTTGTGCAAAGTAGTAGTAGAACGTTAGGTACTAGCGAAGGCAAGGGGTTTTATGATTTAACAGACGAATATCAATTATTGTTTACAAGTAGCGGTGTAACTATCCCAGATAATCACAGTGCTTATGGTTATGGTTATGGTTATGGATATTTTTCTGGTATATATGTGTATGATGGAGCATTTGAAAGTGCATATCCACTTGGAGATGGTCCTTTTATGTCTGGCGCTTATAGTTCAGGATATGGTTATGGATATGGGTATGGTGGGTATAGTACATATGCAAACCGTTATTTGAAGTTATATGGCAAGTGGGCAAACAATGGACGTGACGTTGACTTAAAAATTACATTAGACGATACAGCGTTTAATCAACCATCTGATGGTACTCTTGATGTAACACCTAGCTACCTTATGCCCGATGTTATTGAAAGAGGTAATGAACCTGCCAGATTTGACGTCAACCCAGAACCTATTTTTTCTATTGTTACAAACTTTACTGATGTGTTTGACGCCACATACTTAGAAAGCGATTATGTTGATCCTGATTATGTAGAAGATCAATAAAACTGCTTGACTTTTCATTGATAAATAATTATAGTAGTATATAACTATAGGAGAAATTCATGGACGAGCGACTAGAAAAAGCCCTCGAATTTGGAAACTATCGTACTACACTAGCTAATCAAAAACGTAACGTTATTTCCAGAATGCAAAACTTGCAAAAAGTTCACTATAAAGGCGGATCTTTTAATGCAAACCCAACAACAATTGCCTTTGTTCAATCATTGGTTTCAGTAAAAAAGAAGTCAAGTGTTATTGTAGATACAAAAGAAAATCCAATTGAAATTGAAGATCTTGAAGATTTTTTAGATACATTAATAAGTGCATATACTGAAGGTGTAAACGAATATAAAGTACAAATGGATAAGATTACAAAAGCAAGAAATATTAAGAAAATTATGGATTGGTAATGAGCGAAGAAGAACGTGGCGTATGCATGTTTGCATACAATAATGAAAAAATGGATTATGTTCAATTTGCTCATGCAGCGGCGGCATATGTAAAAAGAAACATGCCTGGAATGAAAACTTGTCTAATTACTGACGATGGCACATATGCATATCTTAAAGATTCATTACCAGCAAACTTACATAACAAATGTTTTGATACTGTTATAACACAAGATATTGACCATCCTAGCAATCCACGTAGACACTTTGATAGCCCATGGACTGAATTTAGTACACAATTTAGTAACAGTAACAAGCACGATATTTTTGAACTTACTCCTTTCGAAAAGACTATGTTGATTGATACTGACTACTTTATCATGAATAATGATTATGCATATCTTTTTGATACTGACATTTCAGTTGGTATGCACAAGTATGCACGTTACTTGGAAGGTCAACCACCGTATATGAACGAACAACAACTTTCAGATGCTGGAATTCATCACTGGTGGAGTACAGTTGTTTATTTTGATCAAAGTCCTGAAAGTAAATTATTTTTTGATATTTGGGCGCATGTTAAAGAAAATTGGGATTACTATCATCTGTTATACCAGTTTCCTCCTGGATTATTTCGTACAGACTTCTGTGTGAGTATTGCAGCACACATATTAAATGGTTTTAATGAAAATAATTTTGTGCATGACTTTGACGGAATTCCATTAATCAATATGGATCAAAAAGATGACATTATTGAAATTAAAAGCGCAAATGATATAATCTTTTTAAGTCATAATAGAAAAGAGCAATGGAAAAACATTCTAGCTAGGTATCAAAATACTAATTTACATCTAATGAACAAACTTGCAATATCTAGACATATCCAAGATATTATTGACAATGTTACAATGGGGTGGGAGTTATGAGCGAAAGAGGATTTGTTTTACTAGCAATTAACACAGATCATGACATGTTACAGTATGCATACACCACTGCTATGAGTATTAAAATGTCTGACCCAGAAGCAAGTTTGTGTATTGTGATAGACAAAGGATTAGAATTACCTAAAGCATATTCAGCAGTTTTTGATTATGTTACAGAGTTGCCATTTGGTAACAGTGCATATAAAGATGGTTTTCATGGCATGAATGTTTGGCAAATGATTCATGCTAGTCCATATGAAGAAACAATATATGTTGACTTTGACACTATTTTTATTAATGTTGACTGTGATTTGCTTTGGGAAACATTTAGTAATTATGACATTGCAATTCCAGGATATGCACGTACATATCGTCAAGGACTATTAAATGCAAATCAAAATTTGTTTGAGTATGAGTCGAACTATGACATGCCAAAACTTTATAATAGTTTAATCTACTTCAAGCGTGATAGTAAACTTGCTATAGAATGGTTTAAAATGGCAGACGCTGTATTACAAAACTGGAGAGAGATTTATACAAACCTAATGTCTGAAAAAAAACCTCCAACATTTAGTAAAAATATTTTATGTAATATAGTAACACATTTGCTTGACGTTGAACAAGAAGTAAAAGTAAACATTAACAACTTTTATGATTTAAACATAACAAGTCAATGGTTATGGAACAATGATGTTCCTAATGAATGGACTGAAGTCTTAAATTACTGGTTTCCTGAAAATCGCAAACTTATAATCGAGAATAGCATTATAAGCTCAGGCATTGTACATTTTAGAGACTTAAACTTTATAAACGAAGATATTATTAATGAATACAGAACCAAGATTGATATCAGTAGTAGGAGAAAAACCGCTTCCTAAATACTACATTTATTATGATGAATGGACTGGAGAGATCATTAACATAACAAACAAGTATAAAGCGTCAACTAATCCACACTTACTGACTGAAGACAACACAGCAGCAGAACTTTTAATGGGACACTTAAACCCTAAAAAGTTTATTATTAGTGACACACCAAACGGTACTGTTCTAATTGAAAAATCAGCACAGTTGAGACTTAAAGCAGAAGAAGACAAGCTCAGTAAAGTATCTGAAATACCACTGACAATTGATCGAGAAATCAATATTATCAAATATATCAACAGTTTTATGCTAGAAGTTAACATCAGTAATGATGCTGTTTGGAAGTTAACTGGTAGACGTGCTAATAGAAAATTTTCTAAAAAAGAAAACGTAAACAACAGTGTTATATACTTTTACATTACAGAAAAAAATAATCCACTCAAACTTCTTAAGACAATAAAAATTGATCCCATTGATTTAATTAACAAAGGGTATCAATTGTTTAACCTTTCCGACTTGCAAAATGTGATCGGACTGAATAACATTGATATTTTAACACGTAGAATTTTTAAAAGTTATGGCTTGAAATCTAAAGAAAACTATGTTAATGTAGAGTATCTTAGACGTAAAAATTCAAGGCGTAACCACTGCGTTATTACAGCAAACAACAAGGAGTCTACATTTTACATTAGTAAAAGTACAGAAGGATGGATTTTTAGAAGTAATTTTAAAGATCCAGATGAGTTTAAAATTTATAGTAATATAAAAATATATATTACTGGAAACTCGCCATTTGAATTACGGGATCAAATTGTACTTCCCTTATCCGAGTTAGGAGAGTACAAAGAACTTTATGTTAAAACAAACGCCGATCTTTTAACATCAAAATTACTAATCGGCGAAGAAGGCAAGCACCTGACTTTTAATTATGAGGATTTAGAATATGTCAAACCTGGTAAGTATTAACGAATTTGACATAGTGTATATCAGTTACGACGAGCCCAATGCTGATGAAAACTATGCAGACTTGTTAGACAAATGCCCATGGGCTAAACGTAGTCATGGAGTATGGGGCAGCGATGCAGCACACAAAGCCGCTGCAGCACTAAGCGAAACAGATCGTTTTATTACAGTTGATGCTGATAATATTGTTAACGATGATTTTTTTAATATTGAACTTGATATGGATCGGATTGCTGACAATCATGTTATTAGTTTTGCAGCAAAAAACAAAATTAATGGTTTAGTATACGGCAACGGCGGTATTAAAATGTGGCCAGTCGATGTTGTTAACCGTATGCGTACACATGAAGCAGCGCCAGTAACAGATAAACGTGCACAGGTAGACTTTTGTTGGAACATTCACTATGTACAAATGAATAACTGGTACAGTTGGGTACACAATAATGGAAGTCCACTACAAGCATGGAGAGCTGGGTTCCGTGAAGGTGTTAAGATGGGATTGGAAAACGGTGATGTTGTAGACCCTAGCAACTTAAAACGTATTCATAGAGAAAATTATAGACGTCTTATGGTATGGATGACTGTCGGAGAAGATACAACAAATGGGCTTTGGGCAATGTATGGTGCAAGACTAGGATGTTATATGACAAATGTCCAAAGACATGATTGGGACTGGCGTAATGTTCGTGATTTTGATTGGTTAACTAATTATTTCAATGAAGAGTTATCACCACAGTTTGCTGACGGTACAGAGTTGTGTCCACGCACTGGTTATAGTTGGGACATTACAAAACTTAAAAATGAGACTGTTCGTATAGGTAAAGAATTACGTAGTGAACTTGATTTGGAAATTGCTGATATTGGATGGGAAGGTTCTAGATTTTTCAAAACTGTATATCGTAACCCAAGCAGACTTGGTCCACAAGTACGTGAAGACCAAGTCGATGATAAAATAGAGAACTAATATGTCAATTGAAGAAGAAAAACCAAAGTTTCCAGATGATTTGAGTATAGATCCACAAGCCGCCGCTGAGCAAATACGTCCAGTTTTAGACAAGATTAGCCCTAGCATGTGTATGGCTAAGTGGCTATGGTCAAGTATTCATCTAACTAATGGTTTAACTAACAGTTGCTTTTTGCCACCTGTGCATAAAATTAAGCCAGGTGCAGTAAAAAATAATCCAAAAGCACTGCATAATACTCCAGAGAAAAAAGAACAGCGGGCTATGATGCTCAAAGGTGAACAGCCTGATGGTTGTTCTTATTGCTGGAATATTGAAAAAATGGATAGACAATTTCTTAGTGATAGACACTACCGTAGTAGTGAACCCTGGGCGGCCGCAGGTTGGGAAGATGCACTGGAAGCAGGCGCAGACGGTGATGTTGAACCACGTTACTTGGAAATTAATTTTAATCATGCTTGTAACCTAGCATGTAGCTATTGTAGTCCACACTTGAGTTCAAAATGGGCAGAAGATATTGAACAAAATGGTCCGTATAATACTATTGTTCCTCATAATAGTATTGACTACTTTAAGCAAATCGGTCACTATCCTATTCCCAATCGTGAAACCAATCCATATGTAGATGCATTTTGGGAATGGTGGCCTGAGCTATATCCAAAACTAAAGAGCTTTAGAATGACTGGTGGTGAACCACTAATGGATCGTAATACATTCCGTGTACTTGATTATATTATTGAAAACGGAAGAGAGGATTTGGAAGTTGCAGTTACTACAAATGCAAGTGTTCCTGAAAAACTGTGGAACAATTTTGTAGACAAAGTTAGTTTTATCAGCGAGTTTAACAAAGTTAAACGTTTTAGAATGTTTGTTAGTGTTGATGGTTGGGGAGAACAAGCCGAGTACATGCGTGATGGTTTGGACTTTGATCGTATGTGGAACAATGTACATAACTATCTAACCAGAGTTGATGAAGGACTTGTTACTTTTATTGTTACGTTTAACATGTTAAGTTTGCCTAGCATTCAAAAACTTCTTGAAGGTATTATTGAATTACAAAAAACACACAATGTAAGTAAAACTAGACGTGAAGCAGATGGTAGTTTAAAAGTATACGGTCATCATAAAGTTTTCTTAGACACACCTATGTTACGTTATCCACATTGGCAAAGTTTACAGTTGGTACCACAAGAGTACTGGCATTATGGAGATAGTGCACTTGAATATATGAAAGCAAACACTGACAAAGGAAGAGATAGTCGTTGGGTTGGATTTAAACCGCATCAGATTGAAAGATTTGATCGCAGTTTAGAGTTCATGAAAAATGGATTTGATAATGAAGAACAACTTAATGAAGCACAGGAAAACTTTGTTAGGTTTTTTGGAGATTATGACCAAAGAAGAGGAAGAGATTTTAATAAATCTTTTCCTGAGTTTAGTAATTTGATGGATAATTGGAGCGAGAATTATAATGTATAAAGACATAGACTATCATAATGAACGTGTTCGTATGCAAAAGATTTACGAAAACGATACTATGTGTACAGCTAAGTTTTTTACTAGCACATTATACTTGCAAAGTGGGCAAACACATAGTTGTTATCATCCTTTGCCACACCAAGTGGGACTAGATGAAATTGTAGATAATCCAAGTGCTATTCATAATAGTGCACACAAGAAAAAACAGCGTAAAAAAATGCTCTGTGGTGACAGGCCAGAAGAGTGTAATTACTGTTGGCGTGTAGAAGATATTGGTACAGATGTTCTCAGTGATCGCATTATTAAAAGTAAAAATGAAATACTACTAACACCAAACGCACATGAAATTATTTTAGAAAATGGACACGAGCACAACTATGATCCAACATACTTGGAAATTAGCTTTGGTAACGAGTGTAATATGAAGTGTGCATACTGCCATCCTAAAGCAAGTAGTGCTTGGATGAAAGAAATGGACTTATTTGGTAAGTTCGAAAGTGCTCCACACTTACAGATACTTGAAGAAAAGATTTATCCAGAAGAAGAAAATCCATATGTTGAAGCCTTTTGGAAATGGTGGCCTGATTTACGCAAAAATTTGAAAGTGCTACGCTTAACTGGTGGTGAACCATTGCTGCAACAAAACACTTGGAAGTTTTTAGATATGCTAGAAGAAACAGACGATTGTAGCGATATGATTTTTCAGTTAAACACAAATCTAAATGTTAAAAATATTCTAGTGCAGCGTCTTGTTAAAAAAATGGACAGTATTCTTAAAAACAAAAAGATTAAAAAGTTTGCATTGTTTAGCAGTGTTGAAAGTTGGGGAGAACGTGCACAATATGCTCGCAGTGGATTAGATTGTGACTTATTTGAAAAAAATGTAGAAACTATAATGCTAGGTTTAAATCATTACCCAAGTGCTGAATTTTCTGGCATACAGATTATGAACACATTTAATATTATGTGTGTTACAAGCTATACAGCTTTTCTTAAAAAGATTTTAGAATGGAGAGAAAAGTTTACACTAGGACGTCATAAGCCATACTTGTCATTTGATATTCCACATTGTACTGAGCCCAATCACTGGACGCTTGTCGGACTACCTGATGAATATGCTGTTTACTTTGAAGAAACTACCAAGTTTATATACAAGCACAGTTGGGTTAATAACTGGAACAAGTATCCAGCAGAAACACATGATTTTTATTATGGTAAATACTTTTCTGAAGAAGAACAACGTGCCTGGGATCGTGTAATTAAAGTTTGGGAAAGTATTGTAGAGGGTCGTGCTAAAATTGATTGTGATGATTACTTAGAGCCAAGACAAGTAGACGATGCTCGTCGTAATTGGTTTTTGTTTATCAAAGAAACAGATGCTAGACGTGGTACTAACTTTTTAGATATATTTCCAGAAATGGAGCCGTACTATAAAATTTGTGCGGGATTGGAAGATATTGAAAACATGAGTTATAATCAAAATTGCAAAGATGAAATGGTAAAACTAAAAAACACTGTGGAAATTCACTGGGACGATGATTTTGTTTGGCACTATCCGGCACTTGCCAATAATATAGTTGAGTTAAGAAAAAGCAGCAACGCACCTACTGAATTATATTATGAAGACAAATTAACTGACAAATTTGGAATTGAAGAATAAAATATGAGTACATTATGTATATACCCGTTCGTAAACTTGAATAGCAACACTGAAGGAAGTATCAAGTTGTGTTGCGCTATTCCCGATAACACTCACATCACAGATAAAGACGGTGTAGCTCTTAATTTTCAAGACGCTGCAATTGAAGATATCTGGTATGGGGAATACATGACAGAAATACGTAAGAAAATGTTAGCAGGTGAACGTCCCAGAGCATGTAAAACGTGCTGGAAACTTGAAGACATGGGAATACAAAGTCCTAGACAAAGTGGGTGGCACGAATTTAAAGTCATCGACGATGAGTATGTTAAGACAGTTGAGTTTAGCGAAACTCCTGAACTTCCAACTAGTTTAGAATTAAGATTGGGTAATTTTTGTAATCTTAGATGTAACAGTTGTTGGAGTTTAAGTAGTGACCGCATTGCAGATGAAAGACGCCGCATTACAGAAAAAGACCCTGACTTGCCACAGTGGTTAAGAGACAGCTGGAATTATGAATTAGACATGTCTGACAACAGCAATTGGTTATGGTGGGAAAGTGAAGAGTTTGAGCGCACAATTGATGAGGTTGCACCCAAGTTAAAGCGTTTGTATTTAACTGGAGGAGAACCAACACTAATACAAAAAAATATTGAAATTATGCAAAAAATCTTAGACTCTGGTAATAATAGATGTTATATTGCACTTACAACGAACTTAACTAAATTCAATGAAGTATTTTATAGTACGATGTCTAGATTTATACACGGCGAAGTACAGATAAGTATTGATGATGTATATGATAAGAATCATTATATAAGATACCCAACACAATGGGAACATATCGAAGAGAACTTACCAAAACTATACTATACTCTTCCGGTTAACTGGAAAATTAAACACTACACAGTGTTCCAAACATTTAATTATAACAGCGTTCCTGAAATAATTAAGTGGATTAATTTACATAGATCTTATCATGAAAATGAAAAGCACCGTCATTATATTTGGAGCCCTATATTGTTGGATAATACATCATTCCTAGATGCACGTATTGTTCAAAAAGAGTACAGAGAAGAAGCTCTTGCAAGACTAGAGGACTTGTTACAAAATGAAGAAGAAAAACATGGCGCATGGTGGAAACACGGAGTAGTACAAGTAATCAAGTTTTTAGAAAACGACTTTTACGACAATGAAAATAGTGATAGATTGCGCAAACGTTTTAGAGAGTTTTGCGACACTTTAGATCGAAACCGTAAAAATTCATGCTGGTACGAAACCTTCGAAGAAGACTTGGCAAGTAAGGTATTAAATGATAGATAAAAACTACATGCTCAAAGAGAGCAAAAACTTTTGTATGGCGCCGTGGGTGCATATGCACGTATGGCCAAATGGACGAGCCTTCCCTTGCTGTTTAAGTGATCCAGCATTAGATGATTACGGCAACACAAACATGAGTACAATTAATGAATTGTGGAATAGTGAACTTGCTCGTAAACTTAGAAAAAACATGCTTGAAGACAAACCAACACAAACATGTCAAAGATGTTATGAGCTTGAAGCAGATGCAGATGCATATACACTAAGAAAAAACCTAAACAATAAGTTTGGTCATCATTTTGATAAAACTGCTGACACACTTGAAGATGGTACGCACAATGAGCCTAACTTTGGTTACATGGACTTTCGTTTTAGTAACTTATGTAACATGAAATGTCGTACATGTAGTCCTACTTTTAGCACAATGTGGTATGATGATTACATTAAAAAGTTTGGACACGTGGCACCAGATGTTGCTAAGGCTAAATTTTTACAATTAAAAAATAAGCCCGGTTTTATGGACGAGCTTTGGCCATTGCTAGACACAGTTGAAGAAGTTTACTGGGCAGGTGGTGAACCACTTATTACAGACGTACACTGGGAAATTATGAATCACTGGGTAGAAACTGGACAAAGTGAAAATATTACTATTAACTATACTACAAACTTTAGCCAACTAGAATACAAGCGTCAAAATATTATTGACTTGTGGAAAAAGTTTAAAACTGTTAACGTAGCAGCAAGTTTAGATGGTTGTTGGGATCGTGCTGAGTACATACGTGACGGAACTATATGGAACGATATTGTTAAGAACCGTGAACAGCTACTCAAAGAAGCACCTGAAGTAGACTTTTCTATTACTCCTACAGTTAGTATGATGAATGTATGGCACTTGCCAGATTTCCATATGGAATGGTTACATAAAGGACTAGTGTCGCCAGATGGGTTTAGGCTCAATAATTTACTTGATCCCAAATACTTCTGTATGCAAGTTTTGCCAAGTAGCTTTAAAGAAATAGTCACTGAAAAATGGGAAAACTATATTGACGTTGTATCTAAACACCCAGACTTTCAAAATACAAAAGATCCAAATTGGTATGCAAGTGCACGTGGTACAGTAGAATTTTTAAACAAGCAAGACTTGTCTTACTTATTGCCTGAAACCCTGCGTGAATGGGAACTGTGGGACGGTGTTAGAAACCAAAAGTGGTATGAAGCATTGCCTGAACTTAAATTTTTAGAAGAATTCAAGGATTAATATGAACGAAAATACTGGCACATATCAAGAAGACCGTAGTACGCAAACATTAACAGTTATGCAAAAGTATGCAAGTCGTCCGCAGCGAGGACTGGAACAAATAGATGTTTCATATGATACAAATAGACAAACAACATTATGTTTTGTTATGTGTCCTGAATGGAACCCCGAGTTTCCACCATACAACTTAGCAAAACTTGCAGGTATTGCAAAAAGTGCAGGATATAGATGTAAAAGTTATGACCTAAATATTGAAAGTTACAATGCATACATGGAAGAAAAATGGCCACTGGATGTAAATCCCTGGCATGGTCCATACGATTGGAAATGGATCGGAGAAACATACTGGAACGAGCTACATGAATTTGTACAGCCTATTTTAGACCGTGCTATTGACGATATTATAAAGTTTGGTCCTGATGTAGTTGGATTCAGTTTATACTATTGTAACATTGAAAGTGTTCATTATATGATAGAACAACTTAAAGAGCGCAATAGTAGCATTAAGATTTTAATTGGTGGACCCAATACACACTACAGTTATTTTGTTCCTAGAGAAGATTACGATTATGTTATTAATGGTGAAGGAGAAAAGCCATTATTAAAACTACTAGATGAAATCGAAAGTAGTAAAGAAATTGAATATACTGAGCGTAAAGACAATACTCTAATTATTCGTCAACCGGAAGAAAGTAGACTGGATTTAAGTAACATGCCATTTCCAGACTATACAGACTTTCCAATGGACAAGTATCGTTTCCCAAATGGTGCATTGTGTGCTATTAGCCGTGGGTGTGTTGCTAAATGTACATTTTGTGAGGAAACACACTACTACAAATATAGACAACGTACTGCAGTAAGCACACTAGAAGAAGTCAAGTTTATGTACGATAACTATGGTACAAATGTTTTTTACTTTACTGATAGTTTAGTAAATGGCAATTTACGTGAATTACGTGCATTTGTTGAAGGTGTCAAAAGTGAAGGCATGGACATTAAGTGGAGTGGTTATGCACGTTGTGATGGTCGTATGGATCTAGAATACATGCAAGCATTATATGATGGCGGATGCGAAGTTTTAAGTTATGGTATTGAAAGTGGAAGTCAAAAAGTACTTGATGACATGGACAAAAAAGTAACTATTGAAGAAATGGAAGCAAACTTTAGAGATGGACACAAAGTTGGTATAAGTGCAAACACTAGTTGGATTTGCGGTTTTCCAACAGAGCGTCCAGTTGACTTTGAAGACACACTTACATTTATGTGGCGTGTAAGAAACTTGGGACTAATGAGTGTTGGACAAGGGCCTGGCTTTAGTGTTGGTGTTGATAGTATTGTTGGCCAAAATTTGGAAAAATTTGAATTAAGCTGTAACTATTATTACGACCACTGGATTAGAAAAGACTTTACTGCTAGTATTGTGCACAAGATGCAAAAGCAAAAAATGTTTAGTATCTTTACTGACTTGCTAACAGATTTGCATCCTGATTGTAGTTTGCCAACACGTTGGAATTTGCGTGAGCGTCATTACAATATTGAGTTTACAAACCCTGACTTTACACGTGATATAGATTACAACTATCATGACTTTGATTATAATATTATTGACACTGGACTTGAAGGACATGTTGGTAATTTTGCTAACAGCATTGCAAATGATATTTGGCCGTTTTTACGAGTTGTATGGAGAGCACGTGGTGGTTACAAATTAAAATTATTATTTGAGCCAGAATGGGAAAAGCAAGAGTGGGGAGAACGTGGAGCAGCACCATTAACAGCATCTTATTTGTTTGACATAGATGATGATGGTAATTGGAAAGCTGATTTTAAATGGGACTATCAACAAACACATCTTGACTATAAGTGGAAAGACGAGTATTATATAGAAGATGGTATAGAATGTTATGCTCCTGAAACTTGGGGACCGGTTTGGGGCCTGGTTAACTTTTATGGCAATAATAGTAATGGTGCTGTAAGAGCACGTAGACTTGCTTGGAAAGGTGATCCAACTTATGATGGTAGAGATCCGTGGGAAAGTTTTGACATGGAGCAGTTTTTGGAACGCAAAGAGCAATTTAAAGAAGACCGTATGGTGGATTTAAGTTACTGGTACGAATGGCAAGGCGAAGGAAAATGGAATGTCTGAACTAGTAAAAATTATACAAGGCGGTGATCCATTTGTAAACATTACTTGGCAAGTAAGTAATTTATGTAACTTTAGATGTTCTTATTGTAATGAATGGAACTGGAACGGTAGCAACAAAAATTTAGATGCTGGTAAAGTAAAAGCAGGCTTGGACAAAATTATTGATTATGAATTGAGCAGAGGCTATACTAGACTAAAAGTATTTTTTAGTGGCGGTGAACCAGGGTATTGGAAGCCGCTTATACCTATAATAGAGCACATAAAAAATTCAGGAATGACAGAAGTTAAATTTGCAATTAATACTAACTTGAGTAACAAACTCAGTTGGTGGGAAGAGCATGTTGAATTATTTGACGATGTTGTTGCTAGTTATCATCCAGAATATGTAGACACTGATCACTATTTAAAAATATACAAGTTTTTAAGTGAACGTGTCAACTATCTTTGTGGACGTATGATGATGCACGAGCCATGTTGGGATGAAGTTATTGAGTTTAGTAAACGTCTTAAAAGTGAATGTAACAATGAAGATTTAAACTGGCGCATTGAGTATGTTCCTATATTCGAAGAACTAAGTAACACAACCAGGCCATACAATTATAAAGATCCTGCACACAAAAAATTCTTAGAAGAAACAAATTTAGAAGAAAGTATTAAACGTTATATACCTGCTAAAGCTAATGGCATGGGAAGTTTAGAAGTGTATGACGATGGAGAACAACGACCAATCAATTGCAATAGAATAGTAGCAGAAAACAGAAACTTTTTTAAAGGATGGAAATGTTTAATTCCAACAGAAAGTGTTTTTATTAATTGTGAAGGTAATATTGAAATGGGAAGTTGTGGAGTAATGCCAGCAGTTGGAAATCTATATGATCCCAACTTAGAACTTGACTTGCCAGAAAGTATAATATGTCCAAAGAGCCATTGTCACTGTGGTACTGACATTTATATAACCAAATTTAAAAAAGGACATGAACATGCATAAGAGCACATATTGTGTTTTACCTTATAACCATTTAAGCATTGACCCGGTAGGACAAATTCGGCCTTGCTGTAACTATAACTTTCATCATGAAAAGTGGCCAGGCTGGAAATGGAAAAATGTTAAAGATGCTGAAACAGTTGATGAACTACTAGGCGGTCAAGCACACACAGAACTTAGAAAAGATATTGAAAACAATGTGCGACATGACTTTTGTAATCGTTGTTGGGTGTTAGAAGATGGTGGCGGTGACAGTTATCGTAACAGTTGGAACAATTACTTTTTAGAAACATCAGATGGTCCTTTTAAACAAGATTTAAGTATTGAATATTTGGAAATGACACTGGGCAATAAATGTAATATCCAGTGTCGTATGTGCAATCCATGGAGTAGTAATCTCTGGGCTAAAGATATTGTTAATCATCCTGAACTAAACTACTGGAACACACGTGTTGATGATGTTGACTTTGAGTGGTACAACAGTCCTGAGTTTGAACGTTTGTTAGAAAAAATTATTCCAACAGTTAAACATCTTAACATGCTTGGTGGAGAACCATTGTTTAATGAGAAGTACTATGAAATATTACAACGTATTGTTGATAGTGGCCGTGCACATGAAGTAAGTTTACAATTTAATACAAACTTGTTAGCATTGCAAGATAAAAACTTTGACTTATGGCGTGAGTTTAAACATGTTGCAGCTAACATTAGTTGTGACGGAGTTGAAGGTGTAAACGAGTATGTTAGATATCCAGGAAAGTGGAGTAAATTTTTACGTAACTTGGATAAAATTACTGAATGGCAAAAAGAGATAGGTCAAGACCGACTTATACTGCAAATACACAGTACGTTAAGTAGTTTAACTTGGTTAAATCTAGGAGAGCTATTTAAGTGGACACAAACACTTCCGTTCGAATGGTTTAAACTACCGTTTATGATTCAAGTTAATCAGCCTCTATACATGGATGCAATACACTTGCCAGAAGAAATCAAACAACTGGGATACCAAAGACTTACTGAAGGTATGGAAGGGCCAGGTGTTGAAAAATGGCAAAAAGACAATATTGTAAGTTTAGTAGAACATGTCATGAACACCCAACGTGATCCTGCAATGTGGGACAAGTTTATTGAAGAAACTGACAAACTTGATCTTGTAAGAAACCAAAGTATTTTTAATTACATCCCAGAATTCCAGGATCACTGGAAATGAAAATATTAACAGATAGTACTAACTGGATCCAGGATTTGCATGACAAGCCAGGGTTTATGACATCTGTGCTTACTGATGTTATTGATAGAAGTGTTTTTATTCTCAACACAGACTTTTCAATGCCCAACAGTTATGATAATGTTTTTAGTCAAAAAACTGTTTTTAAAAATATACGCCCACATATTGAAACACATTTAGATGATATCCGTGCTGGAAGAACAAAGCTAGTATTTTTAATGCAGGATTTCTGGGCAACCAGACGTGAGGACGAAATTGATGAGGAAATCAACACTGGTTGTATACACACATATGACATTTACAATTGGATTTATCCACAATTAAAAGAGCTGGGAATTTTAGAGCACACTAGTTTCAGTGGCCCACTTAATACTGACAATGTAAAGCAACATGATGATTTTCCTATACATCAGTGGAATTATAGTTTTAGTATATACACTGAAGTAAAAAAACTCAACATTGAACTAAGCACCAAACATGATAAATTATTTTTGTGGTTAAACCGTCGTCCACGAGATCATAGAATTGTTGCATATTATTACATGCTTAAAGCAGGTCTTTTAAATGAAGACTTTGCTCACTATACATTTCATGCTTATGATGAAAACGATGCATTCGGTGATCCTGTTGAATTTTTGCGTACTGAAATAAGAAATATGTTTGGCGAAACACTGGAAATAAAACTACCACAGTGTCGAGATCCTTATTGGGACAAAGAACATGATCCAGAAATATATGGCAAGCAAGCACTGTTGGACTTTGATCAAATATATAAAAACTGTTGGATGCATGTTATTAGTGAATATAACTGCAACGATTTAAAGCCTTATATTGATGAAAAGATTGCAAAATCAATTGTACTTAAAAAGCCTTTTATTATATTTGGTGACAGAAGATTTTTAGCAGAACTGAAACGACATGGCTTCCGTACATTTGATGAATTTTGGGACGAAGGATATGATGAGTTACCAACCTATAACGAGCGAGCACAAGCGGCAGTAAACGTTATAGATTGGATTAAAGATAACATTGATTGGAACAGCGAGTACTCTCAACGCATGTCAGAAATATTAGAACATAACTATCAACATTACTTTACAACTTATCGAGATGCAGAACTCAATAGACTAATAGAGATATTTAAATGAATTATTTAATTATGAGCCCTGCCAGATGTGGCAGTAGTTGGCTACAAACGACAATACTTGAAACATTAAAGCTCAATTATGTTGCTGACTTTAATCCGGAAAATTATCCCAATTGGACAGCCGAGCAACTTGCATCACAAACAACACCATGGTGCGGTAAGTTATTTACGGATGAGATTGAAATATATAAAAAGCCTGTAGAATGGTGGCAAGAACATGCACATGTTGTTTTTATATACAGACAAGACATACTAGATCATTTTTTAAGTTTTATATTTGCAAGAACTAGTAAAGTGTTTAATATTATTGACAACGAGCAACAACCTGTGTATAGTAGTATTACTATACTAGAAGAAGACTATCAGTTCTATAAAAACATTTGGGATAAGTTTACAAAGTTTACATTGCCTGAAGATGTAAAGACACTAACTTATGAAAACATGAAATCTGATATACATCAAATATTAGATAACCCAGCTGAAGTAACAATGAAAAAATTGTTAACATTTGAGCAAAAAGTCAAATTACTTAACACAAACATCAATGTGATAATTGATAGGTTGCAAGAAATTACAGGTATAGAAAATATAAGAGAATACAAATGGCAACGTTATTAACAGGTGCAAATGGTTTTATTGGATCACACTTAAGAAAACAAATAGACTGCGTTACAGTAGATAGAATGAACTCAGACTACAATTTAGATTTGTCTGTTGCAAAGCAATGTGACGTACTACCTGATGACATTGATACAGTTATACACTTAGCAGCATTTAACAGTACTAAAAACTTTTACAGTACACCATTTAGTGTTATAGATAGTATTGTTACACCAACAATGAACTTGCTTAAACGCTATCCACATGCACATTTTGTATACGCAGGAAGTAGCGAAGAATATGCTGGCACAGTTAATCTTGGCTGGGCTGATGTGCCTACATCTGAAGACGTTCCTCTATGTATTGAAGACATAACTAATCCACGTTGGTGTTATGCTGCAGGAAAAATAGCAATGGAAAGTGCTGTTATAAGTCATAGTATACAAAATGACACTGACTATACTATATTACGTTTTCATAATATATATGGCCCAGGACAACAAAACCATTTTATTCCAGAATTTATTGAAAGATTACATCAAGGGTCAGCAGTCTTATATGGACACACTGATACTAGAAGTTTCTGCTACATTGATGATGCTGTAAAACTAACACAAGAAGCTATAAAATATCCTAGAGAAACGTTTAACATCGGTTCTGACCGTGAAGTAAGTATACTTGAAGTAGCACACACAATTATGCAACTCATGGAAATCGATCTAGACAGTCTTAAATTACATGACAGTCCAGCTGGAAGTACTCCACGGCGTGCACCTGATATAACAAAATTAATCAAGCATGTAGGAGAATTCGAGTTTACTAGTTTAAAACAAGGTCTTACTGAATGCATAACATCTTTATCTTAACATTTCCTAGATCAGGTAGTACTGCATATTCAGGACTATTAATAAATGAATTAAAGTTGGATGACACCCATGGTAATGCACTTATGGTTACTGTAGAAGATGTCTCTTCAGAGTCATACAAACAGCAATTAAAAAACTATCAAACAGTGTATAGATATTTTCCCTGGAACGAATGGGACGAACACGGCGTGGTAGACTTTATGTATAATAATGTTACAGACTGCAGAATTTTGCTTAGAGAAATACAAGACTGGATACTAAGTAGATTGTTCTTGGAGCAAACAAAACAATATAACGTATATGATTCTCCTAAAATAGATAAAAACGATATTAAGATAGATTTTTGTGATAACGATGTAATAGGATGGATTAACCTTATGTGTGATATGGCAGCAAAATTAGCCGAACTTGGTGAAAAATATCCAAAATTTCACACTGTAAGATATGAAGATATAAACTATCAAAACAGTAAGTTGCCCAAGCAGTGGGATAAAGATTTTAAAATAAGTAAATGTGTTAACTACGATAGACTGTTAGAGCAGTTAGATAAAAATAGAAAAACAAACAAATATTTTCAAGAATATTTAAACAAATTTTACAAGGATATGTTATGGTATTAAAAACAAGCGATAGTATGCTGGGTAAACAGGCTTTTTATCCTGCAGTTGAAGGACAGGTAAACCTAATAATGATTATTTGTAATCATTGTCCTTATGTGTTATTTAGAATGCCAGCAATCAGTAAGTTGGTAAAAGATTATAAACATGATGTAAATATTGTTGCAGTAAACAGCAATGATGCAAGTCCTGAAACTGATGATAGCAATCCTGAAGATGCACCAGAGCACATGCCAGCGTTTGTGGAAAAGTGGGATTTACAGTGTCCTTATATTTTTGATGAAGACCAGAGCATTGCTGTTGCATATGGTGCTGTGTGTACACCTGAATTTTATGTAACTGATAAAAATGGAATTATTGTGTATCACGGTGAACTTGATCCCAGTCATACCAGTAACAACATGGTACCAAATGGTAGTAGTTTACGACATGCGTTAGATTTAACACTAACCAACAAACCAATTAATTGGGCACCCAATCCTAGTTTTGGGTGTAGTGTAAAATGGAAAAATAATGAGAATTAGTAAAAAAACACGTAACGAAAATCTAATTAAATCCAATCAAGAAGCGTTATCTGACTTGGTTGATTTACTTCCACAAGACCAGTGGATTAAAGATATAATTTATGATAATATTCCATATACAGTTACAGGTGTAGATGCATTGTATGACCTTGTTAAAACAGTAGAGAATATTGTTAAAAATAATATAACTGGTGATATTGTTGAATGTGGAGTGTATATGGGCGGGTCATGTAGATTAATAATGGACACGTTAAATTATTTAAATGATAAACGTAAAATTTGGATGTATGATACATATAACGGTGTTCCTGTTCCTGATGATTCTGACGTATACCATTGGGACGGAAAAGAAAACAAAAATATGAAAGAGTGGTTTGTTGAGGCAGGACATTATGATGACGGAAGCGGCACAACATGGTGTTATTCTAGCCTAGATGATGTTAAAGAAAATATTAGTAGTGTAAACTATCAGGGCGAGGTAGAATTCATTAAAGGTAAAGTGGAAGATACTATACCTGAAAATGGACCAAGTAACATTAGTTTATTAAGGATAGATGTTGATCTAGTTCAACCCACAATGCATGTATTAAAAAACTTTTATGATCGAACACAGCGTCATATTATTTTTGATGACTATGGATTTAATCCAACTTTGCGACATCAAGTTGATGTGTTTTTTGAAAATAATAACAATCCTTATATGTACAGAGTTGATAAAACAGTTAGACACGTGGTAAAGTAATGGATATAGGAATTATTGGTTTAGGGGTTGTTGGAAAAGCCTGCCGTGCGGGTTTTGAACGCAGTGGATATTCAGTACATGTGCACGATACTGCAATGCATACAGATATTTCAAATGTGCTTAATACGGAAATTTGTTACATTTGTGTTCCAACACCAAGTAATTCTGATGGTAGCTGCGATACTAATATTGTTCAAGACGTAGTAGAGCAATTGTTAAATGCAAATTATAACGGCGTTATTGCTATCAAAAGCACAGTTACACCTGGAACAACACAAAGTTTAATTGATCTTTACAGTGATAGAATTGTGTTTGTGCCAGAATTTTTAAAAGAGCGTAGTGCAGAATATGATTTTATTTTTGATCATAAATTACTACTTGTTGGTACAGAAAATGTAAACCATTACTATACAGTAGTACGCAGTCACGGAGACTTACCTAAAAGTCAAATGCGTGTTTGTCCTAGTGAAGCTGAAATGATGAAATACTATCATAACACATTTAATGCAACACGTGTGGTATTTGCTAATGTGTTTTATGAAATGTGTCAAAGTTTAAACATAGACTATGATAAAGTAAAAGAAGCATTTTTAACAAACAACAATATGCCAGACGAATACTTGGATGTCAAGCCAGAACTTCGTGGATATGGTGGTGCTTGTTTACCAAAAGATGTATTAGCAAGTCAACAGTTTTGCGAAGCACATGGACTACCATTTGAGTTTTTTAAAATGTTAAATGATGAAAACGATCGTCTTGTCAAAACTGTTTTTGAAGGTATGCGTTTATGATTTTTAAAATACATTTAGATGATGATAGCAACTTTGACGTTGATTTAATAGACAACGAGTTTGTCGCTTGGTGGGCCAATAATGTTGTTGACTTTGAACTTGCTGAAACAGAACACGCACAGCTTACAGGTGGAGGTCCAGACCACGAAGAAATGTTTCGTGAAAAGCTCAAAAATTTATTAGAAGGTATTGGTATGATACCAGAAGTACTGGGCTGTAACATACCCAGTGAATTTAAAATTAACATTGATGACTATGATTATACTGACCGATTTGATATACAACATCAGATGAATATAATACACAGATGGGTTGTTAGTACAAGTCATCAAGTGCCCTATCATATTGACAACAGTGAAGCAATTGCTGCAGTTCAAGTTGATCCAAGTATTAGTCAATATCCTGGATTAATTTGGAAATTAAACAAACTTGTACATGAAACTGAAAGCACATATCCTAGACCCAGACATGACGAATGGATATGGGGAAATTACATTTACTGGGATCAGGATTTTGTTTTTGAAGATCGCAGTAAACTAAGATTTCACTGGGACGAAAAGTACAATAATTTGTTTACTACCAAGCGTCATGACATGTGGTTAGCAAAACGTATACTAGGTAAAGATTATCGTGAAGCATGGATTGACAACGATGATCCAACAGCGTATGATGTTACAAATATTGACAGTGTAGTCGGTTGGGCATTTGAAATAGACCCATTAACAGACACACAAGGATTTTATAACAGCAACAGTTTTCAATCGTGGCTAAGTAGTTATGAGAAGGACGGCTCTGATGCAACCATTGGTAGAATACCACTGGGAAATATTGTTAACAGAGATTCATATGACTGGCAGAGAATACTAAAAACACGAAAAATTGTCAGGATTGAACTTGTATGAAAAACTGTCACTTACTAGAAGCAGAAATTTTTGAAGACCACAGAGGCACAATACGTAGCTTTTATCCTGACGAAAACATTGTTGAGTGGAACCTGATGATTACAAAGCAAGGCGATGCACGTGGTTATCACTATCATCCACATTTTAATGAATATATGACAGTAGTTGAAGGACGCTGTATGTTTAAAGAATACAGTGACAAGATATACGAATGTGTATTAGAAGTCGGCGATAGTATACGTATACCAATTGGAACTGCGCATACGTTTATTGCACTAACAGATTTTAAATTTGTAAGTTTATTAACTAAACGCTGGCATGACAGCGATCCTCCCATAGTAAAGGTAGATGAAAATGGCAAACCCATTTGATACAGTACACGAGTTTGAAAATACTATAGCCAAGTATACTGGTGCACCCTGGGCAGTTGCAACAGATTGTTGTTCACATGCGATATACTTGAGTTTGTACTGGGAAAAATATAGGAATAACGTAACAAGTATAGTTCTTCCTAAAAACACATATGTAAGTGTAGCAATGCAAGCCAAACATTTGGGGCTTGATATAGAATTTAAAAATATAGAATGGAGCGGTGCATATAGTATTGGCGGCACAAATGTTATTGATAGTGCTGCACGTTTTACTAAAAATTGCTGGCAACCGCAAACAACGACTTGTTTAAGTTTTCAATTTAAAAAGATATTAAGTACAATACGTGGAGGCATGATACTAACAAACAACTGGAGTTTTTATCAGTGGGCACAACGTGCAGTACATGATGGCAGAGACATGAGCATACCATATGAAGAAGATAATATAACACATTTGGGTTGGCATTATTTTATGACGCCAGAATCAGCACAAATGGGTTTAGATAATTTTGCTAAACTTCCCGAGTATAATGACGACTGTGCAGGAAGTTATACATATCCAGATATAAGTTATGTAAAGGATATTGAATGAATAAACTAGTTGCGTTTGGTTGTAGTCTAACACTAGGAGAAGCATTAGAAAATCCTGAAGATTCATGGCCTGCAGTGTTAGCAAGATTGGAAAATTTAGAATTAGATAACTGTGGTATATCAGGATTTAGTAACAAACAAATTTATCATTATGCACTTAAATATCCTGACTATCAGCCCGGAGATTTAGTAGTTATATCTTGGACACACATTCATAGACATACTAAAATAGAAAACTATGCTGAAATAGAACGTAAAGATTTAAATCCAACATATCTACCAGGCGAGATAATTGATAGAACTTGGCGAGATCGAATTCGTAATGCACTGGGAAAAGTTAGTGAAAACGATATAAAAACATTTTATTTTGAGCATATACACAATCATGAAGAAGAAGTTATAAACTTATATAGCTATATGAATCATTTGCAACTGTATTTGCAAACCCTGGGATGTAGAGTTATACAATTAGTCCAGGTACCTGACAGTAATTGGAATCGTACAGAGTTGCCAGCTAATAACTGGAATCTGGTTAATGTACCAGGAATATATTTGTCAATGATGCGTAGAAATTACGGCAAAGCATTGGACAATTGGCACCCCAATGGTGAGTGCTATCGAGATTATGCCAAAACAATACATAAGTGGAGTAAAATAATGGCAAACGTAAAACATGTAACAAACTGCAGAAGTTGCGGTAGTGAATTATCAAAAACTGTTTTTGATATGGGAGAATTAAAAATTAATGCATTTATGCCAGGAGCACATACAGATATTGGTAGTGCGCCACTTACACTAATGCATTGTGAAGAGTGTGATTTGATACAATTAAGTCATACAGTTAGAGAAGAAGACTTATATAAAAATTACTGGTACTTGTCAAGTTTAAACAAAAAAATTGTGGATAATTTAAAGAGTATTGTCCAAGACGTTAGTGCAGAAGTAAAACTAAAACAAGATGATATTGTGCTAGATATTGGTGCCAATGATGGAACGTTGTTAAGTTTTTATAATAAAAAAATGGTTACACGTGTTGGCTGTGACCCAGCAGAAAATATACACAAGCAACTAAAGAAAAAATGTGATATTATGATTGGCGATTTTTTTAACTTGGATAACTGGCGTAAAACAGTGGGAAGTCGTAAAGCAAAAATTGTTACCACTGTTGCTATGTTTTATGACTTGGACGACCCCAACAGCTTTGTAAATGATGTTAAACAAATATTACGTAAAGACGGCGTGTGGCTTTGTCAACTTATGACTGCAAAACCAATGCTAGATTCAAATGATTTAGGAAATGTTATTCATGAACATATCGAGTATTATACTTACAAAAGTTTAGTTAACCTTATGGAAAGACACGGCTTGGAAATATTTGATGTACGTGAAAACGACATCAATGGGGGCAGCTATCAGCTGTATATTAGACATCGTAAAACTGGTAGTATTGAATATCCTGAAAACATTAACAGTGAAGTCATCGACCAGTGGGCAGCAAATATCGAACACAATCGTGATGTAACAAAAGAGTTTATGGCACGTGAAACATATGCTGGTAAGAAAATTTATATCATGGGTGCTAGCACCAAAGGTAACACTATTATGCAGTATTATGGTTTAGACGAAGAGTGGATTACTGGTGCTGCAGAAATACATCCAGATAAAATTGGTAAATATCTTGTAGGAACTAGTATTCCTATTGTACACGAAGACGATGCAAAAGCGGATGCAGATTACTTCCTAGTGTTCCCCTTTCATTTTAAAGAATTATTTGTTAATAAGATTATGAAAGACTGGATTGATCAGGGTGGTAAACTAATATTTTGTACACCGGAGTTTGAGGTAGTTGGAAAATAAAACAATACTAGTAATAGGATGTAGCTTTAGTGCTAGCGGAAACCACAATGATGCAAACGTAAATGACACCAGTGTTCCTATTCATCCCAGATTTTCATGGCCACGTTTAATAAGCGAACGACTAAATTGTCGGGTTGTTAATGCCAGTGTGCCTGGTACTAGTTTGGCCTTCCATGCTAGCATATACGAACGATTAATTGAACAACATAAACCTGATCTAGTTTTATTTCAAATAACATATTCAACTAGAACTACTATAACAACAAGCAAAAATATTGAACACGATTTGTTACTTGATTGTCAGTGGGAAAACTACCACGAAAATTATCAGTATATTTTATATA